GCCGACCAACCGGATGCGTCAGGCCATCGTGCGTGCCGCACAGGCGGCCGACGGTGCCCGCGGGGCCTACCTCGCCCAGAAAACCGCGCTGGGCACCATGCGGGCCGAGATCGAGCGCGCAGGCATTTCCACCCGCAACCTGACGGTCGAAGAACGTCGCCTCGGCGCGACGCTCGATACCCTGAAGAAGAAGTACGAGGCGCTGGCGCAGACCAACGCCCGCATCGACGCGGTGAAGGAGCGTCGTGCCGATCTGCGTGGGCAGGCGATGGACGTGATTGCCTTGGGTGCTGCCTTCGGCGCACCCATCAAGGCGGCCATGGACCTTGAATCCGCCCAGGTGCGCCTGGGAACCGTCATCAATGCCACGGCTCAGGCCGGGGAAACACAGGCACAGGCGGTCGCCCGCGCCATGGTCGAGGCCCGGCGGCAGGCTGTGGCCTTCTCCAGCGGTGGCATGACGACTGCCAACGAGATGATCGACATTCAGTACGCGCTTAACAGCGCCGGTCTGGAGGCCGGGGTGGCGAAGGCGGGCGCGTCGGTCGTTGCGAAGGTGGCGACGGTCACCAATGGCGTGCCTGAGCAGGTCGGCGAGGTGGTTGCCACCGTCTTCAACAACATGGGGTCGCAGTTCTCCGGCGCAGCCGAGGAGAAGATGCAGCGCATCGGCGATCTGTTGACGCGCACACAATTCAAGTACCAGATCCGAGACTTTGGCCAGTTGGGCGAGAGCATGAAGAATGCCACGCCGGCCATCCTCTCGAACAACATGGCGCTTGAGCAAGGGCTCGCGCTGCTGGGTGCTCTGAATACTGCCGGCTTGCAGGGCGGTGAGGCGGGTACCGCCCTGTCCGCCACCTTGCGCCAGATGTCCAAGGCCGCGCAGGAATTCGGCTTTGATCTGGCGAAAACCAAGGACAACCAGTTGGACATGGTTGCCACCATGGAGAACATGGAGGCGGCCATTGGCGGCTTTGGCGAAAGCATGGATCAGGACGTCAAGGACAAGCTCCAGCAGGTGTTCGGCGACGAAGGCGTGAAGGCGGTCCACCTGCTGGGCAAGGAACTCAGCCGTCTGCGCAAGGATCAGGATGATCTTGCGACCAGCAGCCGCGGCATCGTGGACAAGGCCTACGAGGGCTTCGTGAAAAGCTCGGCCGGGCAGATGAAGATCCTCGGCAACAACGTCACCAACGCGGCAGCGGCGTTCGGTACTCTTCTGCTGCCCGGCATGAACGCCGTCATCACGCCGCTGGTGTCGGTGGTGCAGGTCGGGGCCAGCCTTGCCGAGAACTTCCCGATCCTGACCACGGCGGTGATCGGTGTCGCAACCGGGCTCGTCGGCCTCAAGCTTGCCTCCATCGGCCTCGGCTATGCCTGGACCTTCGTCTCTGGTGGGGCCCTCGTGGTGAAGAAGGCGATCCTGGGGGTACAGGTCGCGTATGCTCTGGCGACCGGACGCACCGTGGCGTTCTCGGCCGCCACCCAGCTGGCGAGCGCGCGCATGGCGATGATGGGCGCAGGTGGGGCGATCCGTTCGGCGATCGCCGGGGTGACCGCGTTCGGCGCCACCCTGTGGGGGGTCGCCGTGCGGGCCTTCCCGGCAGTCATCACCGGCCTGCGCGCTTTGGGCGTGGCCTTCATGACCAATCCCATCGGCCTTGTGATCGGCGGGATCGCCCTGGCGGCAGGCCTGATCATCTCCAATTGGGAGACCGTGGGGCCGTTTTTCGAACGCCTTTGGGGCGACATCACCGGGGCGCTGGGCGTGGCGTGGGAATGGATGAAAACCATCCTGTCCTGGACACCGGCCGGATTGGTGGTGCGGCTGTGGCAGGCTCTGCCCGACGGGCTGGCGGGGGTCTGGTCGGCGGTGGTCGATGGCGCATCCGACGCCTGGGACTGGCTCAAGGCAGCTATCGCCTGGAGCCCCGCCGACCTGGTCACAGAGGCCTGGTCGGTGCTGCCCGATCTGCTGGGCGGGATCTGGGATCGTGTGCTGCAGGCCGCGTCTGCCGTCTGGTCACGTGTCTCGGAACTGGTTACGGCGCCGATCCGATCGGTGCGCGACACCCTGGGCAAGGCCTGGAACTGGGTGACCGGGGACGGGGGCGGCACCGCCGCGGGCGCGTCTGCACCTCCGCAGCCTTCTTCGACAGGCGGCTCCGGTCCGGCCGGAGGCGTGGCGGGGCTGGCTGCCCGCACCGGCCGCGGCCTTGCGGCGACGGCTGGAACGGTGGCCGCGCTTGCGGCGCCGGCTTCGGCCGCCCCGCCGCCGGCGGTTGTGGATGGCGGCATCAACATGACCGTCAACTTCTCGATCACCGCGGCGCCCGGAACGGATCCGCAGGTTCTGGCGACCGAAATCCGCCGGCAGATCAATCAGGTGCTGCGCGAGGCAGAGGCCCGCCGGCGGGCGGCCAATCACGACTAGACGAAAGGGGAGGGGCGGAATGACCACCCTTGTGATGCTCGCGCTTGGGGAGTTCCGCTTCTCGATCGCGACCGCGGCCTATCAGACCCTGCGCCGGGCCGCCGGGTACCGCTGGGCCGCGATCGACCGGATCGGCCGCCGGCCGGCCCTGCAATGGATCGGCCCCGGCGCCGAGACCATCGATCTGGACGGCATCATCTACCCGCATTATCGGGGCGGCCTGGGCCAGGTGCCCCGACTGCGAGCCCTCGCGGCGGCCGGCACGCCGCAGGTGCTGGTCTCAGGGCTGGGCGAAGTGCTGGGGCGGTGGGTGGTGACATCGGTCGAAGAAAGCGGCACCCGCCATATCCCCGAGGGCGCGCCCCTGCGGATCGACTTCCGGATCTCGCTCTCGATCTATGGTGACGACGGTCCCGGCACCGCTGGGGCGACCGCGGTCACCGAAAATGGTGCTGCCGGCCGGGAGGTGCGGTGATGCTGCGCTATCTCACCCGCGACGGCGACATGATCGACGCGATCGCCTGGGCCCATTATGGCCACACGGCCGGCGCTACCGAAGCGATCCTGGCCGCGAACCCGGATCTTGAAGCTCGCGGGCCGAAGCTGCCTGCGGGGATCGAGATCCTGCTGCCCGAACTGGCACCGGCCGAGGCGCCGACGGGGCGGGTGCGGCTGTGGGATTGAGGTAGGCGCCTCTTCGGGGGAGTGTCATGGAATGACACCCGTCTTCAAGGTGGCCCTCGACGATCTCGACATCACCGCCAGGATCGCCGACCGGCTGGTATCGCTTGCCATCACAGATGAAGCCGGCCTCACCAGCGATGTTGCGGCGCTGGTGATCGATGATCGTGACGGCACTGTACCTCTGCCGCCCGAGGGGGCAGAGATGGTCGTCGGGATCGGCTATGCCGAGACCGGCGGTGTCGTCGATCTCGGCCGGTTTCGGGTTGATGAAGTCGAGATCGAGGGGCCGGAACGGCGGATGTCGGTGCGGGCCAAGGCGAGCGACAGCCGGGATCATGCGGCGCTCGGCCGGCTGAAGGTGCAGCGCAGCCGGTCATGGCATCGCACGACGCTGGGGGCGATCGTCGAGACCATCGCCCGGGAACACGGCTTCGATCCGGTGATTGCCGCAGGGCTGCGTGACCAGGCCGTGCCGCATGCCGACCAGACCGAAGAAAGCGACATCGCCTTTCTGACCCGGCTTGCGCGAGACATCGGGGCGATCGCCAAGCCGGCGCATGGCAAGTTGTTGTTCGTGCCCCGCGGCGAGGCACGGGCCGCATCCGGGCAGGCGATGCCGGCCATCACGCTGCTGCCGTCCGAGGTGACCGACTGGCGGGTGACCCTGGCCAAGCGGGGGAAGTATGCCGCCGTCGCTGCGACCTGGCGCGATGACGCGACGGCGGAGACCCGCACCGTGACGGCGGGGCAGGGGGAGCCGGTCCACACCCTGCGCCACACCTATGCCGATCCGTCGCAGGCTCAACGGGCGGCAGCCGCACGGCTCGATGCCTTCCGGCGCGGGGCGGCAACCCTGGATCTGAACCTTCCCGGCCGGCCGGCGCTGGCCGCCGAAACCCGCCTGACCCTTGCCGGCTTCCGTGCCGGCGCCGACGGCGACTGGATCATCAGCCGCGTCGAGCATCGCCTCGATAGCGGCGGCTATGTCTGCGCCCTACAGGCTGAAGTTGCGAAGTCCTGATCAATCACACGAAAAACGAGAAGGAGCGGCCCCGGTGGATGCGCTCGACTGGATCTGGTCCCAACTTCGGCACCTCGCCGATCTCGTGGGCCTGCAACTGTTGGCCGCCTATATCGGCCGGCTGCTCTACCACGTCGGCGAGGTGCAGCAGGGCCGCCGACGGTGGTGGTCGCGGCACCTGATCTGGGAACTGATCGCAGCCGTCGGCATCGCCTTGATTGCCGACGGCGTGGCGTCCTGGGCAGGACTTGTCGAGGGCGAGGTGCGGCTCGCGGTCGTCGTGGGGTTGGCGTATCTCGGGCCGCGGGGGGTGCAGGATCTGGTCCTGAAGATCGTGCAGGCCCGGCGTGGCGGAGCGCTGTGATCCTCTGCCTCGCCCCTCGGTAATACGGTATGCGCATCTGGCGCGTTGAAGGGCGGTTCCTGCGGGAAGCCGCCCTTTTTGCATGTGGAGGCCCTGCAATGCAGGACAATCTGAGTACGACTTTCGAGACCATCATGCGCGTGGAAGGCGGCGACCGCTTCGTCAACCACCCGCAAGACCCCGGCGGTGCCACGAAATGGGGCGTCTCGCTCCGCCTGGCGCGTCGCCTGGGCCTCGATCTCGATCACGATGGCGACGTCGATGCTGATGACATCCGCCTGATCGACGAGGCGGCGGCCCGTGACGTCTTTGAACGTGTGTTCTGGCGGGGCGTCCG